TGCGGAATACATGGACGGGAGGAATTCGCAAACAATGCCAGAGTACGCGGCGATGAAACAAGCGTTCGTAACTTTCAAAAGCTACCTGGTGGAGTTTGGCTTAACCCCGGCAAGCCGGAACAGGATAGACCTAAAGGAAAAAGTGCCAGAGGTTGATCCGATGGAGGCGCTTGTCAATGGTGATTGAGCTGATTATGGCGATAGCTATGACGTTTACGGCGCAGCAATACATCGATGACGTTCTTGCTGGCCGTCAAATTGTTGGGAAATATACGCGGCTTGCTGTCGAGCGTCACGTCAACGATCTTAAGCGAGTAGGGCAACCGGATTTCCCGTACTATTTTGACGAGGCGCAGGCACAAAGGGCAATTACGTTCGCATCTCAGCTTGAGCATACCAAAGGCGAATGGGCGGACGTGAGAAAGCATGATACGCACATCCACCTTGAGCCGTTTCAACAATTTCGGTTTTGGTGCGTGTTTGGGTGGAGAAGAACTGACGGATATAGGCGGTTTACGAAAGTTTATTGCGAGGAAGCACGGAAAAACGGGAAAACAACCGAGGCTGCGATCGTTGCAAACTATTGTTTTTTTGCAGATCGTCCGCGAGAGATTGGCCCCGAAGCGTACTTTGTAGCGACGAAACGCGATCAGGCAAAAATATGCTTTGACGAGGCCGAGCGACAGGCTGAAAGAAACCATGTGCTTAAAGCCCGCATGAGATACTACCGGCAAAATACTACCGTTGTAATCCCGGGCGAAGCGTCGCGGATGAAACCGATCGGGCAGGATAGCGATACTGAGGATGGGCTAAATCCTCATGTCGTAATTGTTGATGAATATCATGCTCATAAAACGAATGAGCTGATTTCCGTTATGCAGTCGGGCATGGGTGCGAGGCGGCAACCGTTGTTATGGATAATTACGACGGCTGGGACTGATATCAACTCTCCTTGTTATCAGGAAGAGCGTTCACTTGTTATTAAGATTTTGGAAAGGACGATTGATATTGTCCCTGAAAATGTATGGGGAATAATTTATTCGATTGATGAAAATGATGACTGGACTGATGAAAACGTATGGATAAAGTCAAATCCGAATCTCGGAATATCGGTGAGCTGGAAATATTTACGGGAGCGTGTGGCTGAGGCCCTCGCATCACCGGCAAAACAGAACGATGTTAAGACAAAGAATTTCAACGTGTGGTGCCAATCTGTAACGCGTTGGATTTTGGATGAGTCGTGGATGGAATGCGCTGGCGAAGTAAACGAGGTTTCACTTGTTAAACGTTCATGCTTTGCGGGTCTTGACCTTTCTGCATCTCAGGATATTACAGCGATTGCATATTACTTTCCGCCTGTAAGTGCAGGCGAAAAAGGGAAACTGATAGCGCGATTTTTTATCCCTGAAGACAACCTGATTGACCGGGAACGACGCGATCAGGTGCCGTACTCATACTGGGTCGAAAAAAAATTGATTTATACGACTCCTGGAAACGTAATTGATTACGACTATATCGAGCAACAGATAAAGATTGACTCCGAAAAGTTTCGCGTTGAGGAAGTTGCATACGATCCATGGAAAGCGCAAGAGATAGTCAACCATCTTTCGGAGGTTGGATTTACAATGGTCCCGATCAATCAAAGATTTTCCGGCATGTCCGGATTTACGGATACGTTTGAAAAAAAAGTGCTCGGGAAAGAGTTTGACCACGGCGGGAACCCGGTATTAAGATGGATGATGAGCTGCACGGAAGTAAAAAGCGATAGGCAAGGGAATTCCATGCCGATGAAGCCGAGGCGCGAATCAACGGGTAAGCGCATCGACGGTATTGTCGCGTCAATAATGGCGGTCGGGAGAGCAACGCTTTATCAAGATAGCAGCTATGCGTACAAAGGAAGGGAGCTGATAGTTTTATGAAAATAGGCCCTTTCATTATTACGACAAAACGCAGCCTTGAAAACCCGGCGCATGGGATTTCATGGTCTGATATGTGGGGCAGCGCGAGCACGCAATCAGGGCAGGACGTGACACGGCAAAGCGTGTTAAAACTATCTGCGGCTCTTGCTTGTGTGCGTGTGCTGTCCGAGTCTATCGCGTCATTATCTTGGATGGTATATGAACGGCTCCCCGGCGGCGGGAAAGAGCGGGCAACAATGCACCCGGTTTATTCCGTGCTTCATGACAGGCCAAATCCTATCATGAGTTCGTTCTCGTTCCGAGAGCGAATGATGATGGATATTTTGCTATCAGGTAATTTTTACGCGTTTATAGATTGGGATAAATACGGGCAGGTGTCCGCATTGTGGCCGCTTAATCCGCAAAGTGTAATCCCGTATATAGCAAAAACCGGAAAAGAACTTTTGTATCGTGTTCGTTCTTCAAGCGGTTTTGATGGAGATTACCGCGCCGGATATATTTTTCATGTCCCGGCGATGGGCGACGGCGTGATAGGGAAATCAGTAATTTCCTATGCTGCCGAAACGTTTGGGATTGCACTGTCTCAAGAGTTGTTTGCATCGACGTATTACGGCAATGGAGCGCACCCTGGCGGTGTAATTGAGACGGAAAAAAAGATTGACCCGGATATTGTGGATCGGCTTAAGGCTGGATGGGCTAATGCATATGGTAAAACAGAAGGCGGTGCCAATTGGCATAAAGTGGCGATTCTTGAGGACGGGCTTAAGTGGAAGCCGATGACGGTAAACCCAAAAGACGCGATGATTCTTGAGTCAAGGCAATTTCAGATTTCCGATATTGCGCGTGTTTTTCGGGTCCCTCCTCATCTGATAGGAGATCTTGAAAAGGCAACGTTTTCAAACATTGAGCACCAGGGGCTTGATTTTGTTACTCATGCGCTTAGGCCGTGGTGTGTTCGTATCGAGCAAGAGGCAAACTATAAGCTATTCCTCCGTGATGAATGGGACGGAATATTTACCGAGTTTTTGCTCGATTCAATGCTTCGCGGAGACATTAAAAGCCGGAATGAGGCGTACCAAATCATGCGTCGTAACGGAGTGCTTAACGGCGATGAGTGGAGAGAGAAAGAAAATTTAAATCCACTGCCTGATGAGCAGGGGAAAAAATATATTGTTGAGAGCAATATGCAAGACCTTGCACAGGTAGGGAAGGAGATCGAATAATGAAACACGCTGTCCTTGGGTTTCCCGTAGAAATACGGGCAGAAAAAAACGGCGATACAAGAAAGATAATCGGGACCGCTGCGGTGTTTGATAAAATGTCGGAAGACCTCGGCGGGTTCCGGGAAAAGATCGCGCCCGGGGCGTTTTCAAAAACGCTATCAGAGGGAGGGACGAAAAAAGCGTATTGGAATCACAACTCTGACCGCGTTCTTGGATCTACAAAAGCCGGCACGTTAAAACTTGAAGAAAGAAAAGACGGACTGTACTTTGAAATTGACCCACCTTCCTGGGCGGATGAGCATCTTGAGTCAATCGAGCGCGGAGACGTGGATCAAATGTCTTTTGGATTTCGCACGATTAAAGACAACTGGATGAAAGATCATGACACGGGAAAAGTTATCAGAGAATTACTTGAGGTACAGCTTTTTGAAGTTTCACCCGTTGCGATGCCAGCGTATCCGCAAACGGACGCGCAAGTTCGGTCTTTGGAAACTGACAAATTAAAAGAATTGCTGATCCAATTGGATCACAATTTATTGGACGATGGAGGGCTTGCAGAATTGCGAGCCCTTTTTGTTGATGTGCAGAAACGCATTGACGCTAACCACTCGGCGGAGCCGGACCATGCGAACCACTCCGAAGAGCCGGAAGAGGAAAGCGATGCTGCAAAAGAGGAGAGCTTGCGCTCTCTCAAAAATCGGCTGCGTATGCAGTCGGCACTCATGGGAGAAAAAAATGATCACTGAAAAAATAAAGCCCGATGTGGGCAAGCTTCAGCTCATGAAGCGCGAAAGAAAAGTTGCCTATGACAAGGCAATGGCTTTTTCCAATGAACTCGACGAGAAGAAAGACTATACCGCCGAAAGCCGGAATAAATTCGATGCGATGATTTCCGAGATGGAGGCGGTATCTGCTCGAATTGAATCTGAAGAGCGCTTGCTTGCGGTGTCCGACACCATCGAAGAGCACGAGGAAGCCCGCAAAGAGGAAGACCCCGAAGACCCGAAGGTCAAATACAGCAAAGCTTTCCGCAGTTTTTTGCGGTACGGAGCGGCCGATATGCAACCTGAGGAAAGGAAAATCCTTGCAGGCGGCCTCGTAGAACAGCGTGCTCTCGGCGTTGGTTCCGGAGCGGTTGGGGGCTATCTTGTCCCTGAAGATTTTTACAACCAGCTCGTCGATATCATGAAGGCGTTCGGTGGGATGCGAGCGTCCGGGGCAACGATTCTTACGACC